GGCTGCCTGTTCAAATAAAACCTTCTTTTTGGGCGCCGTCTTCGTATTGAAGATGGCATTTACTGAGGCTAAAGATTTGAAATTGGGAACAAAATTAGACCATACGTCTTGACCTAGGGTCTTATTCATTGAAGCAATGATTCGAGACTGCGCGTCGAAAACTTCTGAGCTATCAATCTTGCTATAGGCAAACTTCGTCTCTTGGAGGAGTCGCTCAGCAACTTGAGGCTGAAGGTTGGTGGTTTCCAACAGGGTTCGGTAGAGCACCAGTTCCTCTTGTAAGACCGTACCCGGAGCGAAATGTTCCTTAATTATGGAAACAACCTGTTGCTTTTTTTGTTTACTGCCGCCGACGATTGCTTTAGTTAGCTCACGTGCAAGTGTCTCATAAATAAAAGCAGTGTTTCTTTTCTTATTATGTTTCATCCGTTTCAACCTCTTTGTTTTCCATTTGATCTACCAGCATCCGTACTTTACTGGTGTTCTCAAATAAGGTAGTCTCATCTCTAGTATAAGTAGGTTTGTTTTTCTCTTCCAGACCAAACCTCACATCAGTCATCTTAGCAGACAGGTTTCCAATTCCAGATCCAGCTAGCTTCCGGTGAGTGCTTAACTCTATAGGAACAGCTGACCTGCGTATCTTGCGTCTTCGGCCGCCGGTGCCCGACATGGTTCGATTGTCTACCGCTACAGGCTTATGTGGCGCGCCTTCATGACGCGTATTGCGTGTCGGATTATCTTCTCGGCGGCCGGGGGTTGTCAGAAGAGGAGACTCTTCCCCAGCGGCTTCTTCACCGCCTAGGTCAAGATCTTCGCCTTCGCCTCCCAGATCTAAGTCGTCCCCGCCGAGATCCATGTCGTCGCCACCCAAGTCCCCACCGAGGTCACCCATTCCGCCACCTGCTGCATCCATTGCTTCGACTTCTGCGAGGCCTTCGAGAGACTGCTGATATTTTCTATCATAGAATGTTTCCCGCTGATTTCGCAGGAACTCGGAGTCGGAGAGTCCCAAAATATTGTGAGCAACCCAACGCTTGCTATATGTCCCTTCAGGCACTGCCGCGGCCGTTTCAAACTTAGTACGCATATACTCTAGCTGCTGCAGCTCCGCAAGCCGCGAAGGGTTGTTTAGACTAATCTTAAAGGCCAGCAAGTCTTCTCCTCGATAGCCCAACGTGTAAAGGTGAACGATAGCCATCTTTTCTAGCTCTGCAACCAAAGAGCGCTGGAGGCGCTGAATTGTTCTTGCAAAACGAATGTCTTTCTGAGCCAGAGTTGATTTATCTTCGGTTCCTCCTTCGAGGTTTGTAAGATAGGACTGAGGGATCTTAATCGCGGCGAATAGCTTATCGCGAAGATATTTGACATCATCGATGTCATTAAGACTGGAGGCGCCCTGGAGGGACTTGATGTCTGAACCGACACCGCCTCGCATGGGAATAAAATAATCCTCTTCCAAAGAAAGCGGGTTATAGCGAAGGTCGACTCGGCCAGTATTCGCATCCACCAGAGAGTTTCGTTTCATCTCCGTCTTGACCTTCTCCATATATTGGGGCACATCCTGTGGGGGGATGTTTCCGACATCGATCTGAAAGATTCGACGCTCGGGGGCACGGACCACTCGATAGGCAATCATTGCGTCTTCAAGCAAAACTAGCTGGCGCCAGATGCGGCGAGCGGGATCTAGAACCGATGTGCCATATGGGCTGTACTTATCATTACCAAGAATACGAAAGTGGGCAACCTGCCAGTTCTCAAAGGTCATCCCGGCGCCATTCCACTGGTACTGCACATAGTTAGGGTTTGTAGGGTCTTGACCCTCCAATCGTTCAACCTCGGTGTTCGGCATCCCGATAACCGAAGTAATCCCAAGCGCGTCGTCAATATCTAAATAGAGAAAGAAGTCACCGTACTTGCACATGGAGCGAGCCCAACCAAAAGCATTAAACTCAATATTAAGGGCATCATAAAACAAAGATTCCAGGATTGTCTTAATCTCGTAGTTGAGGCATTCAATATTGAGGAGACGGTCATATTCATTTGAGGTTGTCATCTCGTCAGCATAAATATCAATGGCAGTTGCAATTTCAGGCATATACTCCATCTGCTCAAAATCAACATAACGTTCTGCACGGTTTTGATTTCGGAAAGCCGCAGATGTAAACATATTGTACTGCTGCGACATATTGTTATCGGAGCGCTTGAACTCCTGGCCGCTCATTGAGCGGAAGCGATAACGATACTTGTCTAGATTGTTACGGCGATCCTGCCGAGCTACCTGAGTACGATAATTAACAATGGGGCCCGAGAGAAGGCGCGTAAGCCTCTTAAAAAGTGGTGACGCTGGGTTGCGTGTGTTTTTTTCGTTGTTACTTGCCATTTTTCATCCTAGCCTTTGATTAACCCAACATACTGTTGATTAAACTCTGCTCCCTCAGTTGTTCGCTGAGTCTCTTTAGTAATCTTGTGATCTTTCATTCCTGGAATTGTGGTGGAGATACTTGTCTTCGCCGTGCTGATTGCCGACACAAAACTCTTACTATACTCAATATTTTTTTGACTCTCTATAATCACTGTGTCTCTCACCCAACATCCAATTGCAAAGGACATCACTAAATCATCGTTGTAGCTCCGCATTGCCTGAGGTCGTCCGTGGTGCCAAATAAAGGTTTTCATTTCCGAAAGCAAGCGAGTGGAACTAATCGTAATTAGTTTATTTCTCATAAACTCTTCCATTTTGGCAACAATGAGTGGGCGGGTTTTCGAAGAGGTGGTAAATCCGGGTATAACATTTGATTGCCATTGGGCTGTAATCGGATCCACATAACGGTGATCGCTCTTTGTTGTGTAATATAGATTAGGATACTCTTTATCTTGAAGTTTTTTAAGTACCGCGAAGCCAATATTGTTGTTTTCTATTACTAACATAGGGTTTCCATACTCGCGAGCAACTCCGAACAGGATATCAGCAAAGTCATCAGGCGTCGGTTTCCCAATATATTCTCCCACCTGCTTCATGTCTTCTAGTTGAATAATGTGAAAGGCGCTATTGTCTTTACCGTCGCCGCGAGCTACATCGGCGACAAGGAGATATGACTTGTCGGGATCATATTTTTCCCAAATCCAATAGTTACGATCGAATCCTGTTCGATGTTCTGGCTTTACTATTCGCTCCAGGTACCATTCTAGATCCTCCGGGTGAATGACGGTTTCGCCGGAAACATTAAAGCTGCACTCAAGCTCCTGTGCAATCTGGCGCTTTGACATATTCCTGGTTTCTTTTTCGAACCACTTCTTATCTCTATCTGGGTGGACATCCCACATCAGCGTCGTCATATGAAAGTCGTTTGCGCCGCTCTCAGCTTCTACACAACTCTGATGAAACCAGTTTCCTACACCATTAGGGGTCGACAGCGCGATGCAGCGACCACCAGTTGAGAGAGTAGGATAGAGAGCGGTCCAAAGTTCATCTAGGCGCTCAACGTGGGCGGCCTCATCGATGATAAGAAGAGAGAGAGCTTCGGAACGACCGGCGTCTCCGGAGGTTGATGAGCCCTTAATTTGAGATCCGTTTCCTAGTTCGAAGGACGTACGGTTATCCACTGTGATATCGGAAATCTGCATCCAGTCTGGAAGGTTCTTGATTATTGCTTTTACTTTTTTAACAAGGTTGGTGGCGGTTTGCAGCTTCGTTGCCACTACTAAAATGTTTTTATCGCGATGAAAGAGCATCATCCATGCAACATAGGCAGCTGTGACTGTTGAGATTCCTAGCTGTCGAGCCTTCAGAATAACATTGAATCGATAATCATTGAAATCTCCTAAAAGATCTTTTTGATAATCGTAGGCTTTAAAAGGGATGAGGCCCTTCTGTGGGTGGGAAATCCGGCAATAATTAATAGTAAAGTAGACGGGGTCTTTGCCGGCTTTTACAACTTCTTTGAGAATCTCTTTTTTAGTAAGGGTCGACCCCATAACATATGCTGCTTAACTCTTGCGCGTATCGTTCTTCGGTCGGGTGTTCTTGGGACCCAGAGCAAGCCAATCTTTAATGGCACCCTCTAGACGATCCTCGGAACTTCCCTTGTTAACCTCAACTACGTCTGTAAGGCCACCGATGCGATAGTCGCAATGGGCCTGGACGTCTGTACGATAGTTGGAGATCCGCTGAACTAATATCTTCGGGTCTCCTTCTTTAGTAAGAGTAAGCGTGTCTCCCGTAATGGCTTTGTATTCTTTTTTCAGAAACTTTACAATTTCTGCGATCTGGCCGGCCACCTCATCCTCAAAGTTATTATTCTTAACTTCTTTGATTCGTGTCTCAGCTTGATAAGTAAGCCGCAAAATTGGGCCATGAAACTTTACGCCGAAGCCATCCATAACGCGGCGGTCATTAATATAATGGCCATCCTGACGCTTAAGGCCAGCATCTCTAGCTTTTCCATCGGCCTGCAGCGATTTCTCGTGTGCGCCGTCCCAGGCGCCGTTTGCGGCGGCCTGGTTAATTCCTTGAATGATTTCGTATACTGTTGCCATGTTATTCTTCCTTGTTAGGTCTCCACCCTGTCGACCACCTTTCTTCTCTCCCTCGTATATATTTCATATAACATTCAAAGCAAGCTTCGAATTTATTCATATACAAATCATCACGTGGATGAAAAGAATATTTAACACAAACGGGACATGTCCTATTGTGGTCTCTAGTAAGTAGTTTTTTGTTTATTAAAAATCCGTCTTCTTCTACTTTGTCTTCTCCATCACTTAATTTAGCGAACTTCTGTCTCTCTCGGATGGATTGTTCGAGATAGTCTTTTTCCTTGTCTTCGTTCCAATATCGCTTGGGGTTATGGGTGGCCTCTTCCCCATACTTCTGGGCGATGGCCTTCTCTACTTTAGCAATATATTCTTGGTCTTTACTCATCTTGTGTTTATGAAGTTTCTTCTGCGAGCGCCGCGGCCAGAAGATCTTCTTCTCGCTGGGCTCGATTTTTATAAGAAGCTTGGGAAAAATGAGATTCCAACAAGCCCGTACGGGTGCCCGGGAGTGATTCTACTTCTGGATCTTCTAGCAAACGCGTCGTCTCTAGTGCCATTATCCTCTTGGAGCAGCTATTGATCTTACCAGCTACAGCCTCTTGGATCCAAACCTCCGGATCAAGCAAATCATGCTCCATCGCCTTCCAGTCAATATCTTCAATTTCTAGTGTTATAGTTTTCATTATTCTATCCTATTTGATAACCTTGCCAAGCGGTTACGCCAGAGGCCTGGGCGAAACCCGAACCCTGCTGTTTGATGTATATTTGTAAAGTGGCAGTATCGTTGGCATCCATATCAGCCACACACGCACCATTAATCCCGTAATAATATACCGTACTCTCCATCACATCATCAAAGCTAAGTATTCCTAGACTATAACTTCGATTGCTCGTAGATATGATCGCATATCCATATTGCAAGCTTGTTTCATTATTGATATTTCTAAACCTAACATGAGCCGTGAAAAGATATTTCCCCTGCTGGGGGGCCGTGAAAGTATAAGTTCCGGTATTATAGTCATCACTCTGGTCCCATATTTCTGTGCCCATATTCAATGTAGTAAAGGTTGCAGCAGCGGGCGTCTGATCCGCAGTGAGTTGAGCACTAAAGCCCGGGACTTCGGGTTTCCAGATAGTCCCGTCATTCAGGACCCTAAAAATAGAGGTGCCAGATGCATCGCGAATGCGGAGGGGGTTAACCACCTGCACATCTACATCCCAATAATCACCGATAGTGTGGCCTGTGGTTGCTCCGAACTTCACATAAATCCCGTCAGCTAACAACGTAACCGAGGTAGAACAATTCACTCCCGTGGCGGTCCACGTGGAGCCTCCGTCCGTCGACCATTTAAAAGTATCAGGGGTACCGTTGGCATCAATTTGAACCCTATAGGAAACCACGCCATTACCGGAAAGGCCGGTGTAGCCGCTAGACCACTTATCAAGATCGTCCAAGCCGGTTCCAGTGAAGGTTACGCTGTCGAAGTATGATGTGGTCTTAACGTCCACCATATGAGTGCCATTACCCTGCGATAGTCCCTGGTCTCCTCCCATGGTCAGTCTGCCGCGATTGTCCACCCACAATGAACTATTGCTACCGTTCGGACCGGGGGTCCAAAGCTCAAAGGTTGTGCCATACCCTTGATAGAGGGCGGTGACTTCAGAGTATTGGTCCACCCGCAGAACGGGCTCGGTGCTGCTGGTATTCAGTTCCCGCACCCAAGTTAAAGGGTAGGTTTCGGCATCTGTGTCGTTATCTCGTTTTATATAAAGGCCGTAGCCATCGGCTTGGTTTTGGTGCAGTTGGAGGGGCCATTTCCCTATGGCTTTCACGGTATTAAGATCGGCAGTACTAGAAACCGTCGAACCAGAAAAAGCAATATTGTCAGTGGTAGCAACCGAAATAGGACCAGTGGCTATCGGCGTAGGCTCCCCTTTGAATAGAAAAAAGTTTTTAAGAAATGCGATTAGGCGACTTCTGGATCCTACCTCTGGTATACTCACTGTGCTACGATCTCCGTCGACAAGGCAAAGATTCCCAACGAAGTGAGTGTACCGATGCCAAAACCGAGAGCTACCATAAAGGGTTCACTTCCCGGTTTTGTCTTGGTGACAAGATTATACAGTCTCTCGTTTTCCGTGGTTTTCAAAATCATCATCGATTCATACTTATCGGACCATGAAGTGATTTCAATATCCTTATAAGAAAGAAGAAGCTCATAACTCTCTTTTTGAACCTTTAGCTCATATTCCAGACGTAAATCACACTCGGCGTCTTCAAACTTTTTCTCTGTAAGAATCTTTGCTGCAGCATCTAAAGATAACAAGACACCCTCGAAGGGCACAATATCACCAGCCTCAACTGGTAGAACTGTATAGTCTGGAAAAGTTTCTTCTGCTTCTTCCGCCAGACCTACTGCCGGCAATGCTAAAAACATTGCCAAATAAAATGATAGTATTCTCTTAAACATTACTCAATCCCAAAAGCTGCAGCTAACTCCCTTGCTAGCTTCTCAGGATCATTATATCCTTCATCAATTATTCTTTTAAGTTCTGCTTCTTTTTCTTTGTCAAGGGTCTCGCCTCTTTTCTTGAACTCTTCTTCCAGCTCTGCTTTCCGGCGCAGATGCTCTTCAAGGCGCAAGTTCTTTTCCGAGATCTCGGTATTGTGGATGTGCGTCAATGTCTCCATTTCCTGATCGTGCTGGTTTCTCTTTGCATCGAACAAATCAATCACCCCAGCAACAACGCCGGCGTTTTTAGTTAGCATAGCAACTAAACCAGCAACAACAAAAAGTAGCCCCAGTACTATCACCCACCAAAATCTTTTAGCATAAAGCCAAAGCTTTTGGGAAATAGTTTTTAGTTTTAACAGCGTCATGATTTATATCCTTTAAGTTTCGCGACTGCATCGATGATTGTCTGACCACCTATATAAACTGTGGTAATGATTACCCAATCGCTGGACGCCAGGTCCGCAAATAACAACAAGCACGTAGCCGTCGCCCAGGCCATTAATTTTCTAGAAACGAGTTTCTCTAATCCTTTATCTACTATATGTCTCATACTCAACTCCTTAGTACTAATTAGCCCAGGAGCGAAAGGATGTCTAAACAAGTTAAGCTTAAGTTTAAAAAACTATTAAAAAAAGCGGAGTTTGTTTCGGCGGATCTAGAATATCATGATGAGCTTTTACCAGAAGCCAAACTAGAGTTTGCTAAAGCCGTAAGTGAAATTCTCTCTTCACTCTCTCCCGAGGATCAGCAAAAGATTGACGAGCACAAGCAGAAAGCCTTTGATGAAATGGTCGAAAGAATGCAAAAAGAAGGCGAAGAGAAAGAGGAAGAAGAACTCACCAGTGTTCCCGAAGCCAGCGATGAAGTGAGAATGGAGGAAGAAGATGACCTAGAGGAAGATGCCGCAGAAGAAGAAAACGATGACAATAAAAATAAAAAATTAAAAAAGCTCTTTTATAAGATCGCCGACTTAACCCATCCCGATAAAGCTGTGGCGCGCGGAGATTCGAAGGCAGAGACTAAACGCCTCGAAAGTCTTTTTCGCAGAGCCAAAGAAGCCTATAGTGAGCTAAACTGGTACGTCCTTTATTGTATTGCTGTCGATCTAGATCTTCCCGTGGATCCTCCCACGGACGCAACACTGGACTGGCTAGAAGAAGATATCCGCCTTACAATGGGAAAAATATCTGAAATTGGAAATCTAGTGGTCTGGGTCTGGTACACTGGCGATACCAACCGCAAGAATATGGCTCTCGCTAGCTACCTTCAACAAAGTTTCGGCTACACTTGGGTTCCTGCGCTGGTGCCTACTGAGACACCGTAGCGTAACCCTTAACCTTATCTATAGTAATCTCCATATCCACCATGTCCTTTAGAGAGTCAAGGTGAGAAATTAAAATCACTGTCTTAAAGTACATCTTAATTAATTGTAACATTCGAATGAATCCTTCCATATTCTCAGCATCTAAAGCTGTTCCTGGCTCATCTAGAATAAAGATGTTGCCCTTAGGTAGCGATGATATCGAGAGCAGTGCTAGGCGGATGCCCATTGATGCAATTGTTTTTTCTGCGCCAGAGCCCATTTCTATCGGTCGTGGGTCATGCTTGGGGTGCTTAATAAGTACATCTAGCTTCCGGCCATCTTCCTGAAAGAATACTTCGAAGTCTGTAATATTGGATAATATCTTTGCTATCTCTCCATTAATAACGGGCAAGCGCTTCTTAATAATATCATAAGCAATCCCATTAGAATGAGTGCATCGCATAAACAAATCGTATGCTGCATATTCCGCCTCTATTTCCTTAATTTCTTTTTCTTTCTCGTAAAGAGCCTCCACCTTCTGTTCCAACGAGCCAATTTGTCGATGGTGCTGATTTATCATTTCTTCAAGGGTAGAAATAAGCTCCTTAGTTTTTTTGATGTCCGCGGAGACGCTTTCACGATCGTTGAGCATTTTCTCAATGTTTTGAATAAGTTCTTTCTTTTCTTCATAAAGTTCAATTTTTTCCTTTACAGCAAGAAGCCCGGACTTGAGGGTTTTAATTTTACTGTATTGTACTTCAATGGAAACCTTGTTATCTCTTTTTTCTATCTCAATATTGTTCTTCTTTATAATCGTGCCATTATACTGAGAGATCAGGCTTATCATTTCACCCGAGTTTACCTTCTCAGTCTTTATCTTGTATTTTTTTGCATCCTCGATTTCTGTTATGATGTCGATTTCTAGCGATGGCAGCTCGACGGAAGCACTATGAGCATCTTTAATAAACTGACACTTGGGGAACTGATCACCACATGGAACCTCGTCAAGTAGCTGAACCTTTTTGGATAAGGCTTTGTAATCATTATCCATCAGGCGCGCTCGATTAACTGTGTCGTCGTACTTTAGCTTAAAATGATCATACTCCTTCTTTTTGGCTAGCAAGTCTTCGATATCAATAGAGGTAAGAAAATCATCGTATTCCTGTAGCTGCTTATCGTATTCTACATTTTCTTGCTTAAGTTCGGTAATATTAATGTGAGCATTTTCCACTTTGCGATCCAGATCGGAGCGTGTCTCCAAAAGCTTTTTGATGTCTAGGCGCTCGGCCGGCATCGAGTCAATTTGGGAGGTAAGGCTTGCATATTTTTCCTCCGCATCCGTAAGAGCTTCACGGGCGGTGGAACAACTAGCGACCTCCCTGTTTAAGCTCTCCTGTGCTTCGTCGCGTTGAACTTCAGCAACTGCGATGTCAACCTTATAGTCGACCTCTCCGATGCGCCTTAGGACACCCTTTAGGTCTGACGAGTCCTCTTTCGCGAGATTAAACTTTTTCTCAAAGATGTCTAAATCTAAGAACTTAGCTAAGATTTCCTTACGTTTTGTAGACCCTTCCTTAATAAAAGATAAACTATCCAGCTGGCTAGCCATAGACGTAAGAAGAAAGTCTTCTACTGTGCCAAATCTCTTTCGAATATGTGCGTCAGTCTCATTGCGAGTCGTGCCATTAAGACTTGCGCCTTCGCCCAAAACTGGGTCTGACCCTTTAAAGTCTAAAAAGGTGCGGGCCTCGTTGGTAACTTCCCCTTTTAGCTTTTTAACATACTTCTCTGAGGATCTCTCGATAGTATAAACTCTATCCCCTACTTGTAATTCCACTGTCCCACGGCAATTAGGCTTGTGTTGGTTGATGATATTATAGTTCTTGCGTTCGTTCTTGGATGTCGTGTTAAACATGGTGTAGAGTAAGCCGTCAATCACACTAGACTTGCCAGAGTAGTTCTTGCCAAAGATACCCACTACACCATTTAAATTCGTGAAATCAATTGTATTGCCTTCGCCATAATTAAAAAGATTATCCCACTCGAACTTGTTGATGTTCCAATTGATATTGCGAGCAACCTCTTCTGTCTCCTCAATTTGTGAATTGTACTTACGATTTAGTTCGAAAACGCGTTCAAGCATTTCCTCAGTCGGCTCATAAGCGGCAAGATACTCACGGATGAGGTTTTCCTGCACACCTTTGTCTCGGAGATTCTCAACCTTAAATCCAGTGCCAATCTCAACCGTTCCTCGCTCGCCTGCTGCACGGTTCAAAAACGTGATGCTCTCGGGCTTGAAACGATGCTTGGCAACCTCCACAGCTCTGCGCATAACGTCAAGGGGAAGATTGTTGTTACTCACGAGACGCAATCGCGATGTGGGAGGAACGGCGGTACCCTTCGGCATCCGCCCCTTTGGTGTGAGTTCAATTGTTACGAATGGCTTTGGATTAAGCAAAACATGGTGACTCACGCGAAATTCGTTTTTGTCTTCAATTTCCCAAATGAGAAATCCCTTGTCATTTGTCTCGCCGTGATTCTGCTGTACAGTCGAACCGCAATACCTCACGCGGCCTTCTTCATCAAGAATTTGATTTGTCTTGTGAATGTCGCCAAGTAATGCGTAGTCGTGACCAGCGAAGACACCAATGTCGTGATCGCCGTGATCCATCACCCAGCCAGTATCGGTCTTGACTCCAGACACAGAGCCGTGATAAAGTGCGATATTGATTCGTGAGTTGTCGCTTGGGGCAACCCAGTTGTCTTCGTCAAATACAGATAGCACGTTGAGCGCGAGATCCGGCTCTAGGACGGT